CAAACACATTCCCCATTTAATTTATGTGTATCATAATCAATTGGTGACGGACCTATAAAATTAAAACATTGATATGCGTCTTCATATTGACGCATTACATTCATTATATCCACACTACTTAACCATTCATTGGGGTTCAAATTCCATTCATTTGGAGATTTGGGTGCATACATATCATTCAAAACCGTTTTCATTTGTCCATTTGTAAAATGTTGTTTTAACCAACACGATTCTTTATTACATACATTTCCCAAAAATTCTTTTAATAAATGCCAAATATCTTCTGGAGATTTTGAATGTATAATCACATCTGGATGTCTTGCATTCCATAATTCTCTTAATTGTAATAAAATTTTATCTGGTAAACATGTATACTTTTTATTATTTTTTTGTTGCGATAAAGGACTGCATTGAACATTTACTAATTTATCATATTTTTGCTTAAAATTTAATTTTTTTGAATGCAATATATTATCATATTTATTTCCACCTTTTTTTGTATAACGATGTTTTATTTTACGTTTTGTTATTCTTCTTGTATACATAATATTATATAATATAATATTATATGTCCTAACAACATCTTCAAAGATATAAATTTTGATATGTTAAACAAAGGTTTGGAATGGTATGGCTTAGAAAAGCAAATTAATGGAAGGAAGACGTGGTTTATAAATAATGGATTCCTTTTGTTTTGTATTGATTATCTGTTAAATTCATTTCTCTTTGTGTGGGCAATTTAACAACCTTTTCTTCTTGTGTTTTTTTTATTTTCACAAAATTATCCAAATTAGATGTTTGAGTATTTTTTGGCAACATGAATGATTTTATTATATCATTGTCATTCATTTTTTCATTTATTTTCTCTACATGTTCATCTTCTATTCCCATTTCTTCCAACAATTGTAATCCTATATAATCTTCCTGAATCAAATCGGTTTCATCTAATAATTTAAAATATTCAATTGCTTCTTTGATATAATGTTCAAATGCTCTATAAATGTGATTCGGATATAATTCTTTTTTTTTATCCATCAAATTTCTTGTTAAATTATTAATTCTCTTTTTATAAAATATCTTATCTTCTTTATAATAATCATGAATGATTTCGTTTTTTGACTTCATAATTCGTTCATATGTTTTTTTATTAATTAAATAATCGATTGTTATTTCTGTCAATATTTTATTTTCTTTTTTTTCGTTTATGACATTTTCTTCATTCATATACTAATGAATATATTATTTATTACATTTTGTTTTTTTTGATAAATTTCTAACATCCACTCGTGTATTATTATTAAAGGGTTGACTAGAAAGGTTATTTGGATTCGGATTAAATTTATTAAATGTTTCATTATGAAATAATCCTTCGAAATCTTGTTTTACATTATTGTTTGGGTTAAATGAAAACTGATACAAATCACTATTACTGCTTGGCACATACACATCATCATTACATTTATTTAATGGACAGATTTGATTCCTTAATTGCGATTCTATATTTACATTACTTGCAAATCCAGACCAAGGTGAAACTGTATTACCCGGATTAAATGTTTGTTCTGAAGAATAAGTAGGAAATGAAGCCATTGGAACACTAATTGCAGCTCTTGGATCCAGAATTGGAAGTATTGAATATTTTGTCATTACTGGTCTTACATTTAAATAAGCTTGTAATGGGTGAGATGGAATATTACGGTTATATATTCTGTGGTTATTTTGACTTTGTGTATGAGAATTAGGAAAAGACAATGGTGATTTATTTGGTAATTTATAATAATCATTTGCTATCATTTGCGCTTCTATGGATGACATATATATATTATATATAATTTAAAAATACATATTATATAAACTATAACTTAATGTGTGGAATTTTTTCTCTATTAAATAATAATATTTTAAATGATAAAATGGTTTCTCAATCCTTTCAAAAAGGAAAATGTAGAGGACCTGAAAATTCTATTTTAAAAAAAATGAATATTTTGTGCGATTTTGGATTTCATCGTTTGGCAATTAATGGATTAAATAATATTTCCAATCAACCTATCACAATTGACGATGTTACATTAATTTGTAACGGAGAAATTTATAATTATAAAGAACTATATAACTTCATTAATGTAGAGAAAAAAACAGATTCCGATTGTGAAATTATTATTCATTTATATTTGTTGTATGGAATGGAATATACACTTCAATTGCTTGATGGTGTTTTTTCATTTATCCTTTGTGATGCACGAATTACTGAGCAATTTAATGATACTAAATTGTATGTTTGTAGAGATCCATATGGCGTGCGTCCTTTATATCATTTGAAACCAAATCATACCTACGAGAATCAGATTCACGGCTTTGCATCAGAAGTAAAAATGTTGATTGATTTACATAAAAAAATTGTTTCTACACATGAAATTATTCATTTCCAACCGGGAACATATAGTTTATTCGTTTTACCTTTTTGTGTTTCGCCCAGATGGGAATTAACAATTGATAATAAAGTTTACCACACTTTTGGGTTTTATTCTTATTTATCCAGTATCCATTTAACTGAAAAAGAAATTTTGTTTAATATTAAAAAATATTTGACTTCTGCTGTAAAGAAAAGAGTATTAACTACAGAAAGACCTATTGCATGTTTATTATCTGGCGGATTGGATAGTAGTTTGATTACTGCTTTGGTAAATAGTTTTTGTCCAAAAGTAGAAACATATAGTATCGGGTTGGAAGGTTCAGAAGACTTGAAATATGCAAAGATGGTTGCTGAATTTTTGGGAACAAAGCATACAGAAGTTATTTTGACTGAACATGATTTTCTGGAAGCCATACCAGAAGTGATTCAAACTATTGAAAGTTATGATACCACTACAGTTCGTGCATCCATTGGAAATTATTTGATTGCTAAATATATCTCTACTCATTCTGAAGCAAAAGTCATATTTAATGGTGATGGTTCAGATGAAGTATGTGGTGGTTATTTGTATATGGATTATGCACCGAATCCATTGGAATTTGATAGAGAAACAAAACGATTGCTAACAGATATCCATAAATATGATGTTTTGCGTTCTGATAAATCTATTTCCAGTAATGGGTTGGAACCAAGAACCCCTTTTTTGGATAGAACATTTGTGCAGTATTATCAAAGTATTCATCCTTCTATGAGACATCACAAAGAAAATAATCAATGCGAAAAATATTTGTTGAGAAAAGCATTTAGTGAAAGTCAATTGTTGCCGGATGAAGTTTTGTGGAGAAGAAAAGAAGCATTTAGCGACGGAGTTAGTAAACATACACGTTCACTATTTGTTATTATTCAGGAATATGTAGAGAACAAAATCTTGGAAAAAAATAATAAATATACCAAAGAACAAATATATTATAAAAATTTGTATGAATCATTTTATCCAAACACCGAACAATTAGTTCCTTATTATTGGATGCCGAAATGGGTCAATGCAACAGATGCGAGTGCAAGAACGTTGGATAATTATAATCAAAATAATGTTTCATCTAACCAACAAGTAACATGAGCTGAAATTAAATTAATTATAATGTTAAATATATACAATAAATAAATATAGATACAATAAATAAAAAGATACAATGACTGATTATTTTATTTTGACTAAGCAAAATAACAATGATGTTTGTAATGATGAGAATAATCAAATTATATATTTAAAAAATAAAATTTATATATTACCAAAAAATAATATTGATTATTATAGTAAAAACGGATTATTTGAAAAAAATGTAATAGATTGGTGTAAGCAATTTTGTAATAAAACTCAAAATATATTGGATATTGGCGCGCATACAGGAACATATACAGTAGCTCTTGCGGATTATTGTAATAAAGTTTATGCATTTGAACCACAACGAATGACATATTATTCACTTTGTGGTAGTGTTGTTTTGTCAAATATAAAAAATGCAATTTGTTTAAATGTTGGTTTAGGAACAATGGAACAAGTAGGTAAACAAACATTGAATATTATAAGTGTGGATGGAGGTGGTTCAACTCTTCATAAAGAAAGTCAACACGTCGTGTTGTGTAAAGAAGAAATTGATGTGAGAACACTCGATAGTTATAATATTGATAATATTAGTTTTATTAAAATGGATGTAGAAAATAATGAATTGCAAGTATTGATGGCTTCTGAAAATACACTTAAATGCTCAAATTATCCAAAAATATTATTTGAAATGAACCAAATAAATCCAGACTTGGTTGGATTTTTAGAAAGGTTAAATTATAATATTATTAATATCAACGGTTATAATAATATGTTTTTGGCTGTTCAAAAATGATTTTTATAAATATTTATTATATACCAAAAAAATATAAATGATTAAAAATCAATATAGTATGAATTATATTGATTTAAATGATTTTTTAAATTGTATAAACAGACAAAATATTATTGAATTGTCAATTGAAAAAATTCTCTATAAAAATCAACATTATATTTTTGTTCAAGCAGTTCATTATCACAATGAAAAAAATAAAGACAGATATTTAATAAAAACAGAAAACCAATTTATTACACATCATTCATCAAAAATAATTATTTCTTCACTTTACGGATTGAATCATTTAGAACGATTGAAAATAACAAACATTGATAAATTAGAAGAATTGCCATGTTTTTCAGATTGCGTTAAATTAAAAACGCTCATTTGTTCAAATAATAACTTACTGACATTGCCCAGAAAATTGCATCCTTCTATTACTTATTTTAACTGTAGTTACAATAAATTAACAGAATTACCAGTTTTACATGAAGGAATACATATTTATTGCAATCATAACCAAATAGAATCGCTACCGTTGCTTCCAAATAAATATCTTTTCTATTTTGATTCTAATCCAGTGAAACAATTATATACTTCAAATAATTACAAAAATATAAAAAAAACAAATCGTATTCTGTATAAATTTAAATATAATTATTATTTCATAAAATATGCTAAAAAAATATTTTATTATTTATTAAGAAAAAAAATGAATCGTATAAAAAGTGAATTACTATCTAAATCCGCAATAATTACTATGAATCCAAGAAGAATAGAAAGAATATTAAATTTATACGAGATTTGTGGATATGATTTTGATGATATATAATATGATTCAAAAAGAAAAATTTTTATTTCTCTATTGGAAAGTATTTTTGGTGTGTTCGTACATATTCCATATTATTACTGCATTATATATTGTAAATTTTATAGAGAATGATTATACAAAAATTTATTTAGAAAGGATAAATGACATCACAAAAATAATTATTTCAGTCTATTTAATATGGTGTTTTCGTTATTTTAGAAAAAATATTAAATTTACTCGGTTAGACCAATCCGTTGTATATCATTGTGCGATATTTTTACTGTTAACCACAACCTTAAATCAAATAATAATTTATTATTCGGAAACGATAAAGAAAACGATTAGGGAAAAAACAGCTAATTAATTTTATCCATAACTTTCAATAACACTTCTTCTTGATAAGATAATTTTTGGAAAATAATACATTCTTCCATTTTGAATTCATATGTTTTTCCATAAAAATTCTTATATATTATCATAACTCCATTATCATTTATTTTAAAATCACAAAATATAGCTCCTTTTGTTAAAAATAAATTACTTGGGTCAGTAATGTTTATCCAACGAATAAATCCGCCGTATTTTATCTCATTCATTTGATCCACATATCTATATTTTTTTATTTTTTTCATTATTTCTATTTTCTCTATTTTAGACAACTGCAATTCTTGTAAAATATGATTCTTCATTTTATGAATGGATAATGTTGTCAAATTCAAAATGTGAGAATTATTATCATTTTCTGCTGCTTTTATGATTTCTTCTAAATCCATATAATTATTATTTAAACAATAATTATATTATTTTTTTAGAATAAAGTTCCAAATGCACTTCCAATAACCTCATTTGCTGCCATTGGCTCGGATGTTTGTTGTATTTGTTGTTGCACTGGCATTTGTTGTTCCGGAATTTGTTGTTGTTGTTGTTGTGTAAATCCCTCTTGCAAAATGGGTAATTGATTGATCGGTGTTGCATTACCAGAATATAGTGAACTTGTTATTGGTATATGTTGTTGAGGCGGCGGCGGCGCTTGCTGTTGATTGTTTTTATTTTTCTTTTTTTGTTTCTTTTCATTTCCACTCCACGCTTCCGTTATTCGTTCAAATATAATTCTGAGACCATCTTGAAATAGTGTTTTAAAAGAAAGAATAGATAGTAAAGCAGGGGTTACAATATTAAAAACAGATATTTCATTATTATCATTTAAATAACACGAGGTACTACTAATGCCAAATATAGTATGGGAATAACATATAATTCTATCAATGTAATAAACACAATAAAAGAAAATATATAAATATAATAATAAAGTAATTATTATTTCTAGAGAAGAAGAAGTATCATCTATTTTAGGAAAAAAATTATCGATTATATGTAAAAAAATAGAATAAAATATAAATCCTAAAGCTATATATTGTCCTATCTTAAATAATTTTTCTTTTTTTTCTTCGTTATAATCAAATACAAAACTAAAAAATCCTTTATGTTTAGATTGTTTATTTGATTCAAAATCAGAATCATACTTATCATGCTTATTATCCATATATTTATTAAAGAGATAATAAACTACTTACTCATTCTAAATAAATAATATATATTACTAATAATAATTAAATAATACATTATTTAATTATTCAAAATGATTCAAAATAATTTTAAAAAAGAAGAAGAACAATATTTCCAATTAATTAAAGATATTTTACACAATGGAATCTTGGAACAAGGTAGAAATGGAAATACAATGTCTATATTTGGATCGGCTATGCGTTTTTCTCTACAAGATAATAAAATTCCTTTGCTAACAAGTAAACAGTTGGCTTGGAAAACTTGTTTGAAAGAATTGTTATGGTTCATTAGCGGGGCTACAGATAATTCAATTCTTCAAGAACAAAATGTTCATATTTGGGATGAAGATGCAAAAAAATCTAAAGAATTTAATTATATTGAAAATGATTTGGGACCCATTTATGGACATCAGTGGCGACATTTTAATGCTGAATATACTGACTGTAAAACTGATTACTCCAGCAAAGGAATTGACCAATTACAAAATGTAATTCAACAATTACAAACTCATTCACTATCCAGAAGAATTATTTTGACTTCTTGGAATCCTCAACAAATAGACCAAATGGTATTGCCGCCTTGTCATGTAATCGCACAGTTTAATGTGACATCTAATAAAGAACTTTCTTGTTGTTTGTATCAGAGAAGCGGAGATGTTGGATTAGGGGTACCGTTTAATATTGCATCTTATAGTTTTTTGACTCATTTGTTAGCAACACATTGTGGATTAAAAGCAAAAGAGTTTGTGTATGTTATAGGAAATGCACATATATATGAAGAGCATTTGGAACCCCTGAAGAAACAAATAGAGAATCCGTTGTATGATTTTCCTACACTTGAAATAAAAAAAAAATATGAAAA